TTCAAACAGATTGCCTATTGTACTAACCCACGAGGAAGCCATAACTGGAATCGGAAATGACACTCTACTCGGACCTATTAACCGATCGACGTCTCCTGGATACCCGTATTGTTTAGACAATCCGCATCCAGGAAAACATCATTGGTTAGGTTTTGATACCTATGAATTCTCTGACGATCTCAAAGCTGATTGTGATGATTTAATCGCAGCCGCTTTAAGAAATGAAAGAGGAAACGTAGTGTGGATAGCCACCCTGAAAGACGAAAGACGCCCTATTGCCAAAGTAGACCAAGGAAAAACACGTGTTTTTGCAGCCTGCCCAATGCATTTTTCAATCGTATTTAGACAATATTTTCTAAGCTATTTCGCTTGGATTATGGAAAATAAGATTAAAAATGAAATTGGGGTTGGCACAAACGTGTATAGCTTGGATTGGCATAATACCGCTCTCCACCTTCGAAAATACGGAAACAAAGTAATCGCAGGAGATTTCTCAAATTTTGATGGATCACTCCGTCAGGATATTCTTTGGGAAATTCTTGAAATGATTAATCGTTGGTATGATGATGGTGAACAGAACGCGCTCATTCGCAGAGTCCTCTTTGAGGAAATCTGCAATGCGCGAGTTCTTGTTAACGGAGAGTTGGTTAATTGGGACCACTCACAACCTTCTGGAAATCCTGGAACTGTCATTTTCAATTCAATTTTTAACCAGATTGTTATGCGAATGGCGTACCTTGATTGTAAGGAAAAGGAGGGAGAAGGAATATATTGTGATTTTACTGAGAATGTATCAATGCAGACATATGGTGATGATAATGTTTTAAACATTTCAGGCCGTGTTATTGATTGGTACAATCAGATCACTATTACCGACTCCCTCGCCGGGATGGGGCTCACTTACACTGATGAAGCTAAGACAGGAGAATTAATATTCCATAGAACTCTAGATGACATTTCTTACTTAAAAAGAAAATTTGTCCTAGATAAAAATGGATATTATATGCCTCCCTTAGACTTATCGGTGTGTCGTGAGATGCCCAATTGGATCCGTGGAAACAAGAAAGTTGCAGCCACTATTGAGAATACACTAGCTTCTCTCATGGAAATTTATTTTCATGGAGAAGAAGAATTTAATTCTGCTAGGAATACTCTCATTAAGGCTTTGTTTTCAAACGGATGTCCCACAAAAATTCCAACTTTCACAGAAGTAGCATCTCTTTATAAAGAGCGCTATTTCGGTAAGAACTAGTTTTTACCACCCTTTACAAGACAGTGTATGCTATGCTTGCGATATCCCGAAACGCAAGTTGAAGATCTTCACTGCTTCTTATATTACCTTGTGTAATATAAGAAAGACATGTGCTATTTAGTACGGGTGTGTCTTAAAATAAACCCAGGGTTGTTGTTTGCAATAACATCTGCTTCAACACAAAACCTATTATGTTAACGAACAAACTCAACAATCAACATTAAACAACCTTCCATCGGAAAGCAATGATATTTCAACTTCTGTCGAAGCTTCAGTGCCCGCTCCTCCTATGCCGTCAAAAGTACAATCGCGTAGTAATGCTTTAGTTGCTAAACACGATTTGTATGACATTATGCAAAGGTGGATAAAGATTAAGAGAACAACTTGGACACCAACATCCCCAGTGTTGTCGTCTCAATTACCTCTTGCGGAATATATATCTGGAACTCCTCGATATTTGGAACAATTTGCTCTTCCCCAGGCCCTTTTTGATAACTCGCCCCTACTTGTTGAGAAAGCGAATCATTTCATGCTTATGAAAGCAGACGTGTCTGTGGAAATAAAAGTGAATGCTGAACCTTTTCAACAAGGAGCGTTGCTCGTTGCTTACTTTCCGAAGTCATTAAGTGCAACAAAGTTTCGCTCAACCGGTAACGAATTTTTAGGATCGGTGTCCTCAGCTCCTCACAAAGTATTGTACCTCGAGAAAGGAAATAAAATGGAATTAACCGTACCTTATGCCCACATAAAGGATTATATAGACTTAACAAACCTAAATGATACCTTTGGATATGTGCATTTGTACGTCCTATCCCCTCTCGTTGGTGCTTCTACTGTGCAATCAGCTGACATAACCACTAGAATGAAATTTGTTAATATCGAACTCCAAGTTGCTACTGATAATTCAATCAGCAATACGCTTACGTATGCTGAGAAGAATCTTGAATTAGCAAAGGAAAAGGTAAAACAAATCAAGACTAGAGGTTTTTATGCTCAGATTGATACAGGTGCAAACACATCGATCACTAGAACATCTTCTTCTTCCAGTGGTGGTTCAGTTTCTACAGCAAGTTGGTTTTCTCGAATGTTAAGTGTTGTTTCAACTATCCTCGGATGGTCGAAACCTATTAACAAAGATAAGCCTCAACCTGTTTACCAGAAACCTGCAGCCTTCATGGGAAATACTGAAGGAACTGATTCTAGTTTCGTACTAGGACAGATTAATGATAATTCAATTGATTCATCTTCTTTTGTGCCTTCTGGCCAGGATGAAATGTCATTCGATTTTATATTCTCTCGTCCAAATTATATTGATACAACTACGGTAACTAAAACTGATTTCTCTGAAGGGAAGCTCATGTTCGGATTTGAAGTTTCACCAATCAATTCATTGGTTGCACAAACAGATTCAGACGGACAGGACTTCGCTTTGGGAGCTCAAGCTTTTACAGCCGCTATGTTCAAACTTTGGAGAGGAACTATCGATTACACCTTTGAACTCGTTAAGACTCAGTACCATGCAGGTCGTTTTATAGTAATCTATTTTCCAAATAGATCTAGGAACGAACTACCAACCGTATTTGACCAGGCCATGCAGACAAACCATTCAATGATATATGATTTGCAAGCGAAAGAGGAAAGTGAATTGTCGCTAGCTCGACCTTTTAGTATTCCTTATACGTCTTCATCTCCATTCAAGAAGGTTTTGTATAAAAATCCCATTGGTTTATATGATACAACTACCCCAGAGACTCACATTGGAACAATAGGAGTTTACGCCTATAATTCTTTAGTGTGCCCTGAAACAGTAGCTGAATCAGTTTCATTTGTGCTAAAACATAGTTTTCGGTCAAAAGGTGAAGGTGCCATGCAGCTTGGTATACCACAGATTTCAATCTGTGGAGGCTATGCTGTACGGTTCGATCCCACCATCGTACCAACTCAAATAATAGCAGTTATGAACGAAGTATACAATGACGATATCAATCCGTCTGAATGTCGACCTGGAACACTCGGTGACACGCCAAACTTTTACGTGACTTTAACCGGGGATGCTGCTATCACACAAGATACAGCCTCAGATTGGGATAGAATGGTTGACTATGATCTACTATTTGCAGACGGTCAATATGCTATTGAATGTCTTGTAACTCCTAGTTTTTCATCTGTAGATCCGCTAACTATATCGCTTACAGTTGACGTACTTAATCAGAAAATTGTAAGAGCTCATTCTTTACCAATGATGCCTTTAAATGCTGATGTTACAACAACAGTTAGTGATATTGTATTTGCTTTCTCTGCAGTGCCACCACCATCCCAACTTGTTGCCCAAATCGATACGGGTGCATCTGATCCTATGGTAACCAAAGACATTGGTGAAAATAGTGATGATGGACAACGGATATTGCTCGGCACAATGGGTGAATACAGTATGTCTCTTAGACCCTTAATTAAGCGTTTTGTACACACACGTGACTTAACTGCTGGGACAAGAGTATCCTACACACCCGCTGACTTTATCAACTTTGAC